AACTTTTACCAACACCACGAAAAGCCTCAATGATTTTTCTCTTTGGGCCTGTCTGCAAATAGTTGGCTATATCATATTGCAGAGGCGTAGGGTCAGGCAGACCAAGATGCTTCCAGACGACATACAAGAATGCTCTGAAATCTCTTAGGTTTTCATTCTGCCAAGGGTATGTTGTATTCATAATAATTTAGGTCTACTGCATCACCATCAGCAGTGTATATTGTAAAATTTGCACCAGTCGCCATCAGACCAGCGAAGTTAAACCAGCGTTTAGCTCTAACGTTTCTTGAGTCAGCCCAACAAAAAACGTTATTACGGTTTTCTTTGAGCTTCTTCAATATGGGGTGTGCATCTCGCAACAGACAAATATAATCGTCTGATTTAAGACCGTCTACAATGACAAACGTCATTGAACCAGCTTTAGAAATGCCTCCAATCCCGCACAGACGACCATCAGGGACAAAAACTTTAAACGTCAGGTCACATTCCCGAAGAGATTCAGTTAGAGCTTTCTGAGCCATCTCAGGGGTCACTTCTTTGACTCCAAGATGCAGAGCCAGTTCGTTCTTGTTTCCGTCAGAAAGATTCTCAGCTACATGCTGAATCTCCTTCTCTGTAAGTGCGCAAAATTCGTACAATGTCTAGCACGCTCCTTCGGCGATTTCTTCAAACTTAGGCAGAGTAATACCGTTCAGCTTAAACTGACTCAGCATTTCTTCTGCGGTACACTGAATGTTGTTATCCTTCAACAGCTTGATTGCATCAGCGATGATTCTAGGATCAGTATCAATCTCACCGTTCAACATCTGTTTTAACTGCAAAATGAGCAGTTCAGTGGTAAGACCGTGAAGCTCTCCCATCCGCTGTTCACTAGCTTTAGCCATCAGAACAGTCTCCATTCCAAACGTAACCCGAAGCGGTAGTCACTCTCATACTGTCTGCTTCTGTACGTTTCCACAAACAAGATGAGGTGTGGCCTCTTCGCTTCCCTCTCCTTTGCACGAAGAGCGTCTCTGAGGGATTTAACTTCGGCGTTTCTTTCAGCGTCAAGATAAGTTCTTGCACTTGCGAGTTCGTCATAGGCGGCACGTTCTCTAGCAAGTGCTGTTCTAAGGTACTCAGCTTCTTTAATCGTTTGTCGTATTTTGTTGAGGTCATCTTTCGTTATTGTCGCTGTATTTTCGTTGATTTTAGTCAATGCGGCCCAACCAGCCGTTGAACCAATCAACGAGAGGGTCAATGTCAAGAGACTCAGCTTTAGGAACGTTCGCGTCAGTCTCTTTACGGATTTTGTCGATGTTTTGTTCAAGGTTTTTCACCTCTTGCTTATGAGTCTCTACAACTGCTGTAATGTGTTTTGTAGGCATTGGTACAGCAGTTTTGCCAAACCAAAGATACAATAAAGCCCCCACCGCGATTGCGATGAGGGCTATTTCCTTTTGCTTATTTGTGAGTTTCGGTATCGTCAATTTTCTTACCAATAACACTAGGAAGATGGTCTTGGATAGTACGCATAATTTCACTGGCACAACAGCCGATTGCTCCTGCGATGGCATACTGAACACTCAAAGGAAATCCAGTAACCTCACTAAGAAGACCACCAAGAGTGGCGAAGAAAGAACCAGTCACAATCCTTATGAGAACGAGTTTCCAAGGTTCTTTCTCATTAAGACTGCGTACTGCTCCACCTAAACCACCAAGGACGATAAAAGGTACAAGGTCGTGCATTACAGTCTTGTCATCAATCACGAGGATTGCTCCTTTACTGTTATTTTAGCGTACCCAACAATATGTGTCAGTTTCTTTGGTACTCGTTTCCACGTCACCGGGGAAACCTCCCGGAGGCAAGGTAATAGATGAACCGCCAGAGATGGCGTATGCTTTACCAGTGATTGAACCAGAGAACTGAGGTGTAGTACCAGAGCCCCCGATTTGGAAATGGCATCCGTCAGTCAAGTAACAAAACGCAGTTGCCGTGCCACTACACGGATAACTATATTCAACACCTGTGTTGTCTACTCGACTACGGACAAGCACGAATCTACCTGCACGCGCACCGTGGACGAAATATGCACGAGTAGCGTCTCCTTGCACACACGACAACGAGTTCTGGTATTCACTCATTGCTTGCAGACCTATTCCACCCCCGCTATCAACAGCTAAAACTCTAATATCATTTGTTGCCACTGGCGTTTCACCAACGTACTCTGCTGATATTGAACAACCAGAAATATTAGCGGAAGCGGTACTTCCATTAGCAATAACACATGAAGGATAGTGGGGGTTGCCATTCCCATTATCGGCAAATCGCCCGTTTATAATAAAACGTTTAATGTCCCATCTATTGCCAGAGATTCCAAATACATCACCTACACTACTACTATTAATTACCGTCGGTGGATGAGCGTAATCCAAGGCACGAAGCGTAATATACCCCGAAGTCGCTGTGTATCCGGGAAGTGACACATTTTCGGTATATGTCCCCTCTGCCACATAAATCGTAACCATATATGGGCCAAGAGCGTAGTTCTGGGTAACAAAATTAACACAGGCTTGAATCGTCTTAAATGGTAGATTCTGCGTTCCACGCCCGTCGACAATCGTGTCAGCGGCATCTGCGTGGTTCTGGTCAACATACAGATTCATGTTTGCTGACAGAGGAATTTGCATTTTCAGGCTTTTTAACAGATCTTCAAATTTGTCAGTCGGCATCCTGTTAAAATCTACGCCGAGCGTGCCGTCAGCGTTTTTAACAAGACCTGCATTGGGGTTCTGAATAGCATCTGAAATAGCGTCCTTCCATCCATCCAGACCACCGTTAGCATCAGCTTTAACAACATTATCAGCTTTTTTCGTAGTCGATGCTTTCACGACACCGAGCTTGGTTGGCGTGGCTTCGGGGATTGTAACAAGGTCAGTCAGGTCGTCAGGGAGCGATTCTTTATCAATCTTACCGTCAGCATCGCGAAGAACAAGGGTGTAAGCCTTGCTTAGAATAGATGCTTCCGCACCACCGTATTTCGGCAGTTCAGAATATTTATGTGTTCCGTCACCGATGAAATATTCCAGACTACCGTTAAACAAACGGTCTTTCGTGAATCCCAGAACACCTTCTTTGATAACAGGGTCTTTATCGTTCCAGTTTGTGTGGGTATCACGAGACGGAGCAATCAGACGCTGAACACGATGAGTCTCAGGAAGAGGGGAATCAGGAGGACAGTTACAACCACAGCCACAACCATTGCCGTTGCCGGGAACAGAACAATTACCATTGGGACAAATAAATGTAGTGGTATCGTTGCAATGGCAAGTCAGACCACCAACACAAGTGGGGCCACAGTTGCAGTTATCTGTAGTAGAAGTGTTGCCACAATTACAGTTGACTATTTTTATTTGCTCCCTTCGATAAAATTTTTAGCCTCGTCACGGGCGGCAAGCTCACACTGATTCAGCGTTCCGTCCATGTCATAGAGAATTTCTTTAAGGCGCTCTGCATGAGACCATTCTTCTTTCGCAATCGCTTTGAGAATGGGCTTATACGCCTCTTCCGCAGTCACAGCCATTTGATTATATTTAGCTACATCTTTATATTCTTCGAGCAAACTCGCTCTGAGTTTTTCACAAAACATTACTTAGCTCCTTTAATATAAGCTACAAGATTGTCAATATCGTCCGCTGAGAAGGATAAAATCTTCTCATTCGGAGACACAAAAGGAATAGCGGGAATGACAACAGGAAATGCACCGAGTTTTTTGAGACTGCCTTTCACAGTTTCAGCAAGCATATCCACGAGCAGTACCAGCAATGCCAAGACCAAGACCAGTCCCGGCAACACCTTTACTCGCGTAATCCATAAAGCATTTCTCCTTTCAAGAAATAAAAATAGAACAGATTCTTTCTGGTAAAAACTAAACTGGCCAAGATATAGTTATCTCGGCCAGTTCTTCTTTTGATTGAGCATCATTGATTTGTTTTCGTAGTTCTTGTTTACGCGCATGACATTTCGCATATGCATTAAGCATTTCAATAAGCACTTGTTTCATTGTTTCAATAGGAATGTTGTATTTGGTTACATCATTTGCTTGTGTAATATAACCAGTAGATGAACCAACAGCTTCCATCAAAGTAATAGCACCTTGCATTTTTAGTGAATCTGATGTGTCAAATTGCATAAGATAGCCTTGTGAGGTTGTTATTGCGCCATGCGTGCGTGCTAAAAAAGATACGGCTAGCTCGTCGATTTTCGCGTTTTTAAGCTCCTCAAACGTCGGCTCGTTTGAAATGGTCGGGGCGTCTCCCCATATGGATAGAATGGCCTGAATTTCGTCTTCCATACCCATAATGGACAGATGCTCTCGCATAGTCTCTCGACCTTCTGTGCTGTTCTCGAAATGCGTCTGGTTAAATTCGTCGAGGTAGATTATTGCCTCGTCTGATGTAATGATATTTCGAGAGTCCATTTTTAAGCATCTCCTAACCGTGCGACGGTAATCGAACCGCTAACGTTCATTGCTGCGCCAGATGTTTGTGTAGCAACAAGGTAACGAGTTGTGTTTGCAGTTGTGATTTTTTCAAGTCTTGTTAACTGGACAAAACAATATCCTGCCGATGGAGGGTGAAGCGTGGATACCGCTGTTTGGTCGATTGACCCACCACCACTGGTGTTAGATACAACAAGTTGTCGTACACCAGTTGAGCTTACTTTTCTGAAATTTAACGTATAGTGGACAAGGTACACGCCAGTTGTCGTAAATTTGTAGGACGAGATATTAGTATCTGTGCTATTTGCTACTGAAATATTACCAGTAGTTGATATTGCATATTTTTTGTCCTTAACGCTGTCAAGCGCTTTCTTATCAGTAGAACTCATAAGTCCATTAGCACTTGAAGTAGCAACAGAATACGTGGTGTTATTATCGTTGCCCCATACAGCAGTTCCATCTGCCGACCAACGCAAGATTTGACCACTGCTACCGCCAGAAGGAATATGTTTATTACCAGAGGTAGTCGGATGGGTATAAACGGTATCGGTAAATTTTGCATTGGATGGGACTGATTTTTCGATTGTATAAGGCCCAACATGTAACTTTGAATCGTCGTATCCAATTAACCAATTTTGTAACGTCTCGTCCCAGACTCCACGTTTTACTCCACTAGGTTCAATCGCTAAAGCAATGTGGTATGTATCATTTTCAACAATCCAACCTTTGTCGTTGCCTTTTATCGTCTTTGATGCAGTCAAAGTTTGGGCAGTATCGAGTGTAACTGCGTCTCCCCAGACAGCAGTCCCAGATGTACTGTATTTCAGATATTTGTTCGCTGATCCACCAGAAGGGATGTGTTTATAACCTGCGGTTGTTGGATGGGTGTAGACGGTATCTGTAGCGGCGATAGTGATCTTATTGTTCGTCGCGTCTATAGTCAGCGTAATGTTACTTCCGGCAACGAGCGTCAACGTATCGCTTTCAACGTCAGCCGCAACGTTCGTGTTGCCGACGAGCACACTGGCGAAAGCGTTCTGGTTGGGTTCTGCCCCTGCCGTGATGCCGTCCAGCTTCTTCTTGTCGTTCACGCTCATCAGGCCGTGCGCGCTTTGCGTAGCGTCACTGTAGGTCGTATCAGTTGCCACGATAGTAATTTTGTCGTTGGTAGCGTCTGGCGTTAATGTGACATTGGTTCCTGCGACCAGTTCAATCGTGTCAGTTTTCGCGTCAGCAGCAACGGTGGTGGAGCCGACTTTGACATTACTAAATGCATTTTGATTGACCTCTGCCCCAGAGGCGATGCCGTCTAGCTTCGACTTATCCGTTGCGCTCATCAGACCAGAGGTACTTTGACTGGCTTGCTCATAAGTCGTATCTTGTGTTGTTAGGGTTACGGTATCACCGTTGTGTCTCGTTAATGTAATCGTTTTTCCGCTAATCGTAGCGCTCATAAACGATTTAGAGACTTTTCTTAACCATTCTCCTAAACTTGAAATGAAAGACATCAGTCAATAAATTCCATCATTTCATCAACACCACCAGCATCGATGATGAACGGGTCGCTGTTATAGACAAAAACAGCCATATCATAAGCTCTCTGCACGATAGACTGTGCTTTCTTCGCTGTAGACAATGCTTTTTCCGCTAGGTCATAAGCGTCCATCAACTTGATGGCTTCGGGAGTCCATGCAAAGTGATAATCAGCGGTTGTGCCACCGTCATAGATAATCGCTTCATCGTATTCATCGGGGTCAATGTCACCGTCAACGATGCAGTAAATCTCGTCTACAATGCCGACAGTACCGCCGTCAACGATAGTAGTATTGATGAACATGCTGATTGCGGGCATGAACTGTTCATACCACATCTTGAGCCATGTACACGCATCTTGAGCGATGGTAAAACCACGTACAGCAATGTCGTAAGTCTCTTCGAGCTTTGTGCGCAGAGCGCTTACAGCTTCGGACAGAGCTTGATGTGAGGTGTTCAGGCTGTTGTAAGCTGTCCAGAGTAAATCAATCTCGTTGCTCTGCCAGCCGAGTTCGTCCAAAATTTCTTCACAGATGTAAAGATTCTGTAAAACAGCAAGGTCTAAATCTTCAGCAACAAGAATTTGACTGTTTGTAAAGTCTACAAGAGGAGTATCTCTAGGTGTCTCACGATAAATCATGAGAGTTTGACCATTACTAGGGATATCTACAAGTTTA